GGCAGTTACGGCCCATGTACGAGTACCGACTAACCTTATCAGCAATACCGAGTGTGATGAGTTCACTGGCTTCTACTCTCAACCACGCATGTCCTGGATCGGCGTACCAATTCAATTTTAATCCCATATCACTACCTTTCGATTTGCCCCGGCGGAATTGCCGAGGGTGAACACTTGAGCTAGGCCTCCGTGGAGGCCACGCTCGAATGCTCGGGTTAACCTTTGGTTGCTTCCGCTTTGGCTTGTGCCTCTTGATACATAGCCTGGAGCCCCTTCCACTCTTTTACTCGGTCTTCACTGCCCCAGCATTGGGCAGGGCAATGATTGTAGATATATGATACGATCTCATTGAGTGCCGCGAGGTTGGTGGAGTCTGCATTCTTGTACGCACCAAACAATGAGTTGGTCATCACGGCCCACAGGAACCCGCCCAGGTTGCTGAAACCATTGCCCTTGATTACATACTCCGCGATCCAGCCAGCAGTCATCTCTGGCACACCGTGTTTGATTGCGTCTGCGATTCGCTCTGTTTTACTGGTTTTCATGTCACTACCTTTCGATTGGGTTGCGGTTGTCGTCCAGGCTCTTCTGGCCTGGGCGTCTATTGTACAGTACCAGATCGGTACGCGTCAACGCTGTTTACGCTTTTTTATTTACTCGGATCAAAAATACGTACAACTACGTGCTTTTGCCTGCCCCACTCCAGGGCTTCCTGGTGCGTGTCAAACAGCACATCAATGCGGTTGCCCTTGATTGCCCCGCCACGGTCCTCACAGCGAACCTTGCCGTATCCAGGGATATCCAGGAGCGTGCCGAATGGGATTGACCTGTCACACGCCGCCAGCCTGTCTCCCGGCTGGATGGTGTGCCCACTGGCAGTATCTCCGTCTGCCCACGCTCCGCAGCAGCACGGGCCTGGGCAATACGCGGTGATCTCAAACGTCTGGTTTTTCCATACCATAGGTCCAGTCGAGGCTTTAACGTCTTCACGGGCCTCACAGGGGCCTTGTTCAGCCTGCCACATTTCCACAGCTTCAGCCACGGCTGCGTCCACCAGGGCGTCCAACTCGTCGTCCGGGATCTCCTGCACACATCCACCCAGCCAGAGAGCGAGCGTTGCACCTACACACACTTGGATTCGGTCTTGGTTCGTCATCTTGCTACCTTTCGATTGGGGACCATTCCCCTGCCTGTCCTTCGGTCACATTGCAGTACCACATTAGTAATAGTATACGATTGTTTTGCCACCTCACAAATCGTGCTACGTTTGCCACCATTCGTAACACGATCACAATTAGCACACAACATGGACTATTGATTCATCATGGCGACCAATGATCATTCAATGTACATCGAGTGTACACCAACTCATAATCAATCATTCAACCGATTGGCTACTTATCCTCCCCCTCTGTCACTCAATCACCCTGTTCCCCAGCTTTTCACCGACCAAGAACCCCGTTTACATACCCACTAAGCCACAAAGTGACCGAGCAACTCATCCCATCTTAACACTGTTTCTTACCATTTATGGCATCATAGTCACCATTTATGGCACTATCCTGACCTTTTGTGGATAATCTGCGCGTTAGGCTCGCCTAACATTTAATCTAAGCTTGCTTAAAGGCCGATCCTTGTGTACAGTATCCGCGTTCACCCTTTTTAGGAGTCAAGACCATGACAACGAGCCAGCACTACACCGCCATCATAGCCTCATCAATCATCATCCTCGCCGTCATCCTGCTATCCGGATGCTCAGCCACGCAGCCGCCCAGTGACCAAGCGACCGGGCCGTCACTGCCACCTGGTGACCAAGTGGCAGCTCAACCAAGTGACCAAGCGACTAAGCCACCGGCCATGTCCACGCACCTGCTCCAGCCAGATCCCGCCAGCCCTTGGGCACTGACCTACGGGCTCGACCTCGAAGCCACGCAGACCTACAACCTCATCATCATGAGGCGAGCAATCCAGCAGGTCCAGGCCAACCTCGAGGCCATGACACCACGCGACCCAGTCACCCAGCCACCGAGCATCACACCAACACCACCACCGAGCGACAGCGCGACCGAGCAACCCAACGACACAGTGACCGAGCAGCAGACAAACAAGGAAACCGAAAGTCAAAGAAACCAAAAAAGTGGGACTCCGGGTGAATGAGAATAAGTACCCTCCCTGGTATTAACGTCCCCCAAATATTTTCCAAAAAATTCTAAATTGGAACTAGCGTAATCCCGACACTCAGTCACTTCTTTACAGAGGTATAATGCTAACAAGGCGACAAGTATTGAAGTCAGTCCCTTTTCTCTCAGTCACAGGCATGCTTTTTGGCTCAGAGGCGAAGAGGTCTATAGGCGTTAGTGCTCTTGGTTATCGTTCTGAGTCTCGTTGGACTGGTGAGTTGACTTTCCCGGTTACGATTCAGCCTAACCTTGACGAGGATAAATGTCTTTCTCGTATACGCGAAATACTTCTTGCTGACAGGCGTACTTTTGGCGTTATTGTATGTGATGACCCTAAGCTGGCTCGTGAGTTTGAGGACACATTAATCAACACTTGCGATTTGTTTTTGTCTCGCATGGGTGAAGTTGGTATAAATCCTTTCGTGGCTATATCCGCTGATTCATTAGGCTCTGCGATTTTATCTAGTGGCAGAAGGACGAGCTTATTTCCCAAGCACATTGACTGGTATTGCATTGTGGACAGGAAGCGTACCGACTCTTACTTTAAGATTTACCGGAAACTTAACAGTGTATTAACTAATGGCTCAGGCAAACTTAAGAAAGAGGTATAATGATACATCCAGGCGACTACCAGTTGATACAGAAGATCGCTACTACCGGGTTTACTCCTACGGGTGTTTTACGTTTCCCTAAGCGTCAGTTTATTCCGGTTAGTTATCGACCATATGAGGTTCCTTATGACGAAGAAACCGGTCTTTTACCTGAGAAGTATTGGAGTTTACCTCGTTACTGGGCTCCTGAGCCTGATCTCACAGACTTCAACATATCAGATTCCGGATGCAGTGCGGCCGATCCTATTCCTGTCCCTCCGTCGCTTTGTGACTTGGCAGAGGCAGGCCGTTTGATCCCCATTATTTCTGCAGACAATTTCAAGGGCATGAAGGTAGTTGAGAGTTCGTTATTGCGTCCGAACGAGATAATTATTATGGTGGGCAGTGGCATTGTGGCGAAGTTAAGGGAATAGTTCCACGTAGAACACAATTAACCTGGAGTCAAGAGGATATCCAGATGGCACACAGATTCAAATTGACAGAGAAGGGTCATTACCCAGCGGCGAAGTTGCCTCTTCGTAACGACATGCACGAGGCTTTTTGCCAGGTTTACATTCGCAAGGGCGACGTGGCGAGGTCGTACCAGATTGTTTACGGGTGCAAGTACACACAGAACACGTCGAAGACTGCTATGAAGGTGTTCAAGCGTAAGGAGATTGAGCGTCGCATTTCGTTCTTACGTAAGGCGCAGCTTGCCGTCATGGACATTGACGACGAGAGTTTACTGCTTGAAAGTTTTCGTTTGAGCAAGTACAATATCCAGGACATCATTGATCCTGACACGAACCAGTTCATGCCGGTCTGCGACTGGCCAGAGGACATTGCCAGGGCCTTGAAGGGTCTCAAGTCTGTCACCAAGACGGTGGTTGACAAGGAGACTGGCGAAGAGACGACTACGACTACAGTGGAGCCTACTTTCCACGGTAAGGACGCTTCACTTGACCGGCTCAAGAAGGTCCGGGGCATGTTCGATAAGGATAATACGCAGCGTAAGCAGGCCTTGTACTTGGAGGTTGGCAGGGACACAGAGTAAAGGAGTCAGAGCAAAATGGGACCAAGTGAAGAGATCAGATCCACAGATCCAGTACCGTCACAGGGCCATGTCCCGCTGAAGTACGCGGTCAGGCCGGGTCGCTTCGTCGGGACTCTGCAGGGTGGCCGGGCGCCGGGCAGGAACTTGCCGTGCCCGTGTGGCAGTGGCAGGAAGTTTAAGAGGTGTTGTTTGAAGGAGTCAGAACGATGATGACGCATTATATCGGAGTGAAAGAGATTTTCGCCAGGGCGATGACGAGAGGCGAGTTCGCTGAATACATGCAGCATCCAGGCGAGATCGACACACAGAACGATCCCGGCTACCTCGTCGAGTATACAGAAGGCGGCTCAGCGAACCATCCAGACCATGAGGGCTACGTCGCCTGGTCACCCAGAGACGTGTTCGAGCGTGCGTACCGTGCAACTCGGGCAATGACGTTCGGACTGGCTATTGAGGCCATGAAGCGGGGTCACCGGGTGGCGAGGCTTGGGTGGAATGGGAAGGGGATCTTCATCTACATTGAGAAGCACGCCTATGTCGAAGATAAGAACGCCATTGCCAGTACAGACGGTCATGAATACGCCCCGTTCATCGCCATGGATACCACTGGCCTGGTGACTGAGAATCCGGACGCACCGAAGTGTATGGTGCCGTGGCTGGCGTCTCAGACTGATATGCTGGCAGAAGACTGGGTGGTGATTTCTTGATCGGCCTACTAAAACGAGATTAATTCACTAAAAACGCCTAAATAGGCGATAATAACAGTTGAGAAGGGCAATCGTCTAAGAGGACGGTCCCTTGGATGCCTCATGTCGGGAGACAGCATGGCACAACCGGTTACGAAGAAGCGCATAGCCTTAGCCAAGTTCCAACAGCCGTTCTTTGAATCTACAGCACGGTATCCGGGGATGATCTCTGGATGGGGGACTGGGAAGCGCCTCAGCGTTGACACTGACGTTCGAACGACAGAAGGGTGGAAGAAACTCGGCGATATCGTCGCCGGAGATACTGTTTTCAATCCGCAGGGCCAGCCGGTCAAAGTCAAAATCGCTCACGAGATAACCACCGTCGAGAAGGCGTATAGGTTGTTTTTTGACTCAGGAGAGGAGATTTTGGCCGACCCGGAGCATTTATGGTACACCAGCAGTGCCGCGGAGAATCGGAAAGGCGAAGGCAGCGTCAAGACCACTCAGCAGATTATTGAGACAATCCGCACCAAGAATAATTACGAGTCAAATCATCGCATCCCTGTCACATTTCCATTCACTGGATCAGATCAAGACTTGCCTATTCGGCCATATACTATGGGCGCATGGCTTGGAGATGGCACTTCACGAGAGTCTTCAATTACCACAGAGGATATTGAGGTCATTGAGAGTATCATTCTTGATGGGTACAAGGTCTGGTTGAGGACAGGTAACGATGCTGCGAACATCTATAGTATCTCGAATGGAGAGCCTTGTAGAGCTAAAAACAACGAAAATGGGGAGTGCTGCAATGGCACTTTGACCGGAATCCTAAAGCGAGAAGATCTATATCGCAACAAGCACATACCGGAAGTATACCAGAATTCCCCAATAGAATTACGACTAGAGTTGCTTCGTGGCCTGATGGACACTGACGGCCATGCAGATAAGCGAGGCGGTATCTGCGAATATTCCTCAACCAATAAGAGACTTGCTCAAGATGTCCACGAGCTCTTATCAGGGCTCGGTATCAAGGCCCGGATATATATCGGACGGGCTACGCTGGATGGTAAAGACTGTGGTGAGAAGTACCGAGTCACATTCAAGACGAAAAAGCATATCTTCAATATCCAGAGGAAGCAGCAGAGAATTGAATCTTCAACTTCATGCCAGATGTCAAGACGAAATAATCGCTGGATCGTCCGTTATGAGGTAGAGAAGGATATTTCGATGCGATGCTTGACTGTTGACAGTGACGACGGACTCTTCCTCGTCACTAAGTCATTCATTTCAACACACAACACTATGGTACTGATTCTCAAGGCTTTATGGGCCTCAAGGGCCTATAAGAACAACCTTGGCGTGATCGTAAGAAAGAAGTACGTCGACCTCCGCGACTCCACAATGAAGGACTTTGAGGAGTACACCGGTCTCACAATCCTCAAATCTCGCAAAGAAATCATCATTCCCGGGACCAACAGTCTGATAATGTTCAGGCACGGCGACGAGCTCACTGAACTGCAGAACATCAACCTCGGATGGTTCGGGATCGAGCAGGCTGAAGAATTCGACAACGCAGACGGTTTTGACCAGTTGCGCGGTAGACTCAGACGTAATCTTGAAGTCGATAAGGACTGGCAGCCCAACCCAGAATATAAGGACTTCGGCCAGTGGCTCAAGCATCCAGACGGCCGCAGGTTCGGTATGGTGATCGCAAACGCGAACGGCCACAACTGGGTATGGCGACGCTGGGTCCGCGGTATCGCCGGCGGGACGGACTATCAGGGCTACCTGGCCAGTACGTTCGATAATAAGAAGAATCTCAAGAAAGACTTCATTAAGGACCTTGAGCAACTGCAGCACGATAACCCGAAGAAGTACAAGCGATATGTCCTCAACTCCCAAGACGATGCAGAGATCGATGGCTCGATTTACGGTGAGAGACTGGACGAGATTCAGAAACTTGAGAGGGTCGGAGAGTTCCATCACGATGCGTCAAGACCCGTTCACGTCGTCCTTGACCCGGGCTACCACACAGGTATGTGGTTCTTTCAGACCCAGAGACTGGCGCCTGTGATCCTGAAGTCCTGGGAAGTCGTCGGTGGCGGTATTGAAGGCCATATCGAGGCAATGGACGAGTTCCAGGAGAAGTATGGCTGGCGGTATGGCCACGTCTTCGCGCCGTTCGATATCCAGAATAATGCTCACCGGACTACCCACGGGGATACTCTGTACGAGGCCTATAAGGAGAACGGGATCAAGATCAAGGCCCTGCCACTCGAAAAACGAGTTACGGACGGGATCACTCGCACAGAGCGGTTCCTGGGCCAGTGCTTCTTCGACGTCGGGGGCTGCGAGATAGGGCTTGAGGCCCTGCACCGGTACAGATGGACTAAAAACCAGACAATGTCATCGGAAGAACGCGCTATTTTTGGGACGACGCCAGTGAAAGATTGGGAAGTCCACCTGTGCGACTCGTTCAGGTACCTCAGCCTGGCGTACAAGAAAGCGTCAGTCTTCGACCGTATCCACTTCGCTGATGACAGCTTTGGACAAAGAGTTTCGTCCCATACTATGCCAGCACGTACAGCGGGGATGTTTTAGATGAATATCAAAAGTAAACTATCTCTTGCAGAACAGGCAGAGATCGTCAATAAGATGAACCACTTCTACCAACTGGGCGAGTCCGGGGGTAAGGAACGCCGCCAAAGACAGGAGAAGAACTTTCGGTACGTCAACGGTAAGCAGTGGGACCCGCAGACAGAACAGTACAACACTGACAGGGGCAAGGCCAGTGTGTCTATTCCTCTGATCAGGCCGCAGACCAATTTGCTGGTCGGAAAAGTCGTGCAGAACCCGAAAGATATCACTCTCGTCCCGAATAATGGCGGTATGAAGATTTTAGCCGACCTCAAGAGTGCTCTCCTGAAACACGCGATGAGCTCAGAATCAGCGAAATATGAGATAGTGCACTGGGCACAGAGCGGATTTGAAGTCAATTCTGGCTACCTTCTCGTGCGCATAGACTACGACTCTGATCCAATGTATGGCAACCTGGAGATCCGAAAGATAGATACGTTCGACACTATCACGGATCCGTCGTGTAAGGTCTACGACCCGAACAGTAAGGGTGACGGGGCAAAGTTCTTCATCTGGGAGCCGTGGGAAGATAACGACACACTCGAAGCGAAGTACCCAGACGAGTGGCCACTGATCAGTACAACGACGAGTGGGTACGGTAAAACGTCCCTCGTTCGGTCCCTGTTGGCTGGCCTTGGTGTGCGTCGTCAACCGAGAGGTATGACGAGCCAGGGCGATATAGGGAATGAGGATTTCAGGGAGCTCAAGACCAGGGTCCGACATTGCTGGTGGATTGAGCCAACTAAAATATGGCGACTCTACGATATGAGGCAAGGCGAAGAGGCTGAACCGGTGATTATCACTGAAGAGGGCGACGAGCTCATAGCGGCACGAGCAGCGGTCAAGAAGTATGGCGACGAAGTGTTCCAACTCAAAGAGTCTATCGTCAACGTCATGAACCATACCATATTCAAAGAGAACGTACTCCTGGAACACCACGTAGACGAGAACAACATGCTTCCGGCCGGTAAGACTCTATTCCCAGTCTTCCAGTTCCATCCGTACTTCGCCTCTGGTCACGCCTCAACTATCACAGACGACATGATAGGAATTCAAGACTTCGTGAACCACACGCGGTCGGCGACGTTCAATCTGCTCAAGAAACAGGCCGGCGGCGGCTGGATGATCAATAGTGACGAAGACGGCACGTACAAAGAGTTCTTAATGAACCACGGGTCACGCGATGACTTGGTAATTGAGCTCGATAAGTGCGGAGGTGCGGCCAAGAAGATTGATCCACCAACGATGGCCAAGTCGTTCGAGATCCTGGCTGAGACGGGCAAGCAGGAGCTCAGAGAGGTAACTGGTATCCGGACAGAGAATCCGGAAGAGGATAAGCACAACCAGTCAGGCCGTGCGATCGCTCTGAAACAGTCCAGTGCGGAGACTGGCACCTCACTGCAGATGCTGAACTTCGATTACTCTATCCGTATCCTGGGCGAGTTCCTGTCGACTATTATCAGTACGATGCCGATCTACTCGATGAGAGAGATCACTATGCTGATCGAAGAGCAAAGACTCCTCGATCCTCAGTTGCTTGAAGAGGCTCGTATGATGGTCGCTCAGATGATGGGTATCGAGATTCCTGAGCCGGTAGATATGAACACCGACGAGATCATGATGATGGAGCAAGGTGACGCCTTCTCTGTCACTCAGAGTCTTGAGAAGATGGAGAAGAACAGGCAGAAGATCATTGCCATGATAGATGAGCAGGCCAGGCCTATTGCGATTGCTTCACTGGTCGACGCGATGCGTAATCCTGAAAAGAACAATTACTTCGCAACTGTCTCTACCAGTGCCCACGCACCATCGGCACGGTTCAGAGAGTTTGCGGAGACTCTGGAGTTGAGTGCAGCGTTAAGGGAGAACGGAGCCATGCTGGATCCGAAGTTCATTGTGGACGCCTCCGACTCGCCGCATAAGGAAGAGATTAAGGAATCTTTAGGAGCAATGACAAATGTCGCATGACGGAAAACCGAACGAGGGGAAGGACACAGCCTGGGCGAAGACTCTTGAACAGTCTGTACTCAAGTCTGCGTTCCCTGCAGCCCTGCGTAATTATGAGTTGAAAGTGGCTCACCAGGGCAAACCGAAGTTGGTATCAGAGGATCCTGATGACCAGCATGAACAGTTCTATTGTATGGGATATGTGTCAGCGATTTACGACATGATGATCGGCCAGATCGAAATTGAATGCCACACTAAACCGGGCCCGCTGCCTGAGCCCATGGAACCGAAACGAGTTATTTTGCTGAAGGATCTATAATGGGGCTTCAGATTATATCACGGAACAATCCGTACAATGAAGAGTATATCCACAAGAAGATCAACGTCGGCCTGGAGCCTGAGTTTCAGACTTCAAGGAAGGGTATACGGGCACGGAAGGCCGTTGGACTGCGGTCAGCAGACCACGCTATTGCGGCGCTTAACGCCAAGCAATCTGAACGATTTCGGCTTGCCAAGAAGTATGGCATTAAAAATCCTGGCAGTATGCCAGGTTATGAACTTGATGAATTGATTGAGAATGCTCAAAAGGAGATGGCCCAATGTTAAAGGTCAAAAGTAAAGAAGAAGTTGAACTCGATAAGGCCAAGGCCGCTTCTTCACATGTAAAGCAGGATCAGGCTGATGCTGGTATCCGAGCGAAAGAAGAGCTTAAACTCAAGGCTCAGATTGATGCCGAAGACGCGAAAAAGATCGCGGCCAGAGATACCCAGAACGATAAAGCTGAAAACAAGGTCCTTAAGACCCAGTTGAAGGCTCGTACAGAATTCCTCACTACACCGCTGAATCCAACTGAAGAGGCTGAACTCAGGATTCTTGAAGAGAGAGCAATGTCAGGCAAGAGTATCGAGTCTGGGATTATGATGCGACTCGCTAACCTTCGAATTAAATCGAAAGTTGTGATCGAAGAACCAGACAAAGACAAGAAGTAGTCGCCAACTACTTTTGCAGTACCACTACGTGAACTGCAGGCTGGCACCTGTATAAGCGTGTCCCTGGTGCGTCCCAGGTAATGAGGCGCAAGCCACTCTGTCGGCTTAAGGACAGGTCCCGTCCGGTGGGTTCGGAAACAACCCACTCCTGTGCTCAGGCAGGAAAAATTGAGGTCCCGGTCAACCTTACCGGCTTATTGAAAGGAAAAGGATTATGACAACTGAATTGAAATCGTTGGTCGGCGATCTTGTGCCGACACCTGAACCAGCACCCGAACCTGTGGTTCTCGACCAGAGTACGCCCGCTGAGGGTGAAGTAACTCCCACGTCAGAACCGCAGGTCCCGGATGCTGTTAAACCTGTTGAACCCGTCGTACAGACGAATGCAGTACCCTTGCCGTTGTTCATGGAGATGAAGCACGAGAACGCCCAACTCCGTCAACAGATACTCTCATTGCAGCCTGGTATGGCACCTCCCGCCGCGGCTGTACTGATTGAGCAACCGAAGGATCCTCTTCTTGTTTACAAGGAGAAGTATTCAAAGGACTTTGAAGACGAGAATGGTCGGCTGCCTACGGACTCCGAGATCCCAGTCTCATACGAAGTCATCTCTCAGAGAGATCAATGGAAGGCTGACAATCAGAAGAATGACCAAGTCGCTACCGCTGAAGCTGTACGAAAGAATTCGATCCATATTGCACAGACCCAGACCATGACTGATGCTGTTTTCGGGGAAGGACTCGGAATAGACACTATTGGTCCCATGGGAATGAAGTACCTGACAGAAGGGGATAAAGTTGACATCTCTAATGCTGGTGATAATACAGCAACTGTCATGTACCGCAAGTGCCTGGAACGAATTATCCAGTCTGGTACCAATGAGGGATCCCTGATCCTTCAGAGGGCACAAGCTAAACTGGCAACAGAAAAAGGTGTTGTCCCAACTTCGCCGGCCGAAAAAGATCCTAATAAGGAAAATCAGGCCGTCAATGCGAACTCCACTACCCCTGCCCCGTCTGCTGGCGAGGTTATAGGTAGACACCCAACTCTCTCAAGACTTGGGCTGAAGGAGTATGCAAAACCGGCCTAGAAAGGCTATTTTGTTATGACAACTACAAGTTACGCATTCACTGATCCACGCGCCATGAGTGTGTGGGGAACCGAATTGTTCGAAGAAGCTCTTCAGAATTCAAGGATGACGCCCTTAATGGGTAACACCAAGCACTCCATCATTTACATGAAGGAGGATCTGAAGGCCGCGCAAGGTGCGACTATCATCATGAAGATTGGCAATCGCCTGACAGGTGGCGGCCAGGGTGATGACGGAAACACGACTGGAAGCGAACAGCAACTGACAAAAGGCAACATGTCTCTCACTCCTCACGAGAGATGTACCGCCGTCCTATCTGCTGGTATGGCGTCTGAGCAACTCACAGACATCGCTGGCGTAGACGGCTTCCGTGCCGACGCTAAGGAAGAGCTTTCTGTTCTTCTCGAAGAGTGGATCGAGACCGACTTGATCACGTGCGCCTCGGGTTGCTACAATGAGAACTCTGGCGGCTCTGCCATTCAGACGATCAATGAGTCGTATCCTGAGTCGGCTCGTATCCTGTACCTGGGCCAAGACGTTGGTTCCACGCCAGAACTGGGTAACTCCGGTGCAGATTACACCACAGACGCTCTGTTGACGGCCGGTACGAAGGCCAACAACTACATGGGAACCCTGGTGATTGACAAGGTCAGAGACCTGGCACTTGGCGCCACTCCGCGTTTCCGTCCCGGCATCTTCCGTCAACCGTCTGCCTCTGCTGAGAATGATATCAGATTCCCACTGCAGGGTAAGAAGGTCGGCGAAATGCTGGTTCTCTTGGTCAGTCGTGGCCAGATCGGTACAATCAAGGCCGAGGTCGGGAACAACGCATGGGCGAACATGACGGCTCAGGCCGCAGCCCGTGGCAACGACCATCCAGTCTTTACTGGTGCGACGTTCCTGTGGAACGGTATCATTGT